CAACTCCACCGTATAATTCTACGAGTTTAGCCGCTGTATTTGCGTCAGTTTGCTTAATAGACAATGCGTCTGTTCTAGCCATTTTAATTAAATAATTAACTTAAATATTAAAGTTCAAACTTTTTTACCCCGGTTGTTTGAGTACCAGTCTCTTCTCCTACTGCGTCAGGAGTATTGCCTTGCAGTTTTTTCTCAACCATGGACTGAGCCATCTTGTCGAGAACACTTACAAAATCTTCTATCTTCTGAGCTTGGACTTTCTTATCTAAGTCTACGACAAATTCCGCAGCTATCTTAGGGTCAGGAATATCCAAATCAATAAGAGCGTCGATAGCGTCAAGCCTGTTTTCTCTGAGAGTGTTATTTTTCTCCCTCTCCTCGTTCTTTTTAGCTTGGTCCGCTAGTAATTCTTTTTCACGTTCGTCTGCAGATAGTTTTGCTTTCCTCTCCGCTTCCTTAATCGCCTCAGCTACTGCTGAACCAATTTTTTCTTGAGCTTCCTTGTCTGCCGCCTCTTTCGCTTCTTTACGAACTTTGCCAGCAATCGCGTCTAGCTCTTCTTGTGTAAAAGTTTTTGCCTCCTGTGTGCCCTCGTCTTCTGGGTTTGTAGGAGTTACTCCCCCCGAGGTATTCTTTATTTCTTCTGCCATTTGAGCATTAGATAAATTTAACAGTGAACCGCCTGCGCGTTGTTATGTTTATATAGTACATAAGAACAAATATTTTGTACAATCTCAAGACATCTGTTATATCATCTTTTTAATTTCCGTTAATCCTAGAGCCTCTAGGGAGCTCGTTTTTAGTTAATATACTAACCTTTTTTAGTTTTATTCATTTTTCTTGCATTCTCGACAAAAGTTCTCTTTTGCTCTTTAGTAGGACCAATTGCCGGCTTAACTCTCACTTTTCCCTTGCTAGTGACGTAATAAGTTCTTAGTTTTTCCCCTGTAGATAAAACCGGTCTTGTAGTACTCCTGCAATTAGGGTGCATTGGGGGATAATTCTTACCAGCTTCTGCCTTAGAAACTAAGAAGACGTCATCGTCTAATTCTAGACAAACATCTGATGTTCTACCGTCTAAAGTTGCAACATATTCGTATTTCTTTATTCCCTCGTCTTTGTAAGACTCCAATTCCGCCTGATTATGAAAATATATGGTTTCTGTTCTGACAAGTCTAGTAGCTTTCCAAAGAGCTTTCTTCTTTAGGTATTCTCTTAATTCTCTAGAAGTCTTCTGATAACTTTGTCCCATTACTAAAGCTCCTCCTAAAACTTGAGGTAATTCCTTTGCTAATTCTGAAGTGTTTTTCCATACGCTCTTAGAATAATTCCTTCCAACCCAATTATCCCTCAACATTTGATTGATAACTTCATTGTCTATAGTCGCGAAACTAGGAACAACCCCTTGCCATACTTCTATGTTATTAGTAATTTTCTGATATGTTTGAGCGATAACCTTGCTATATCCCTTTCCTGTGACCATCTCTTCTTGAGGAGCTATCTTCATTATCTCCCAGTAGATTTGGTGCTTAAGAGCCTCTAACCTGGTTAATCTCTTTATGTAGTTCTCGTCGTAAATATCCTCTACGTTGAGACCGAGGTCTTTCATTCTTTTCTTAATAGACAACAAGAACTCTTTTCTTTCTGCTCCTGTGATAATCTGAGCAAGCTCAGCGACATCTAACCCAACTTTGTTAGAGTAATTCATATAAACCTTGTTAATCTCTTTAGTGATGTTTGTTAAAGCCTGCTTGTATATACCAGTTAATTGCTTTATTGATTTGTTACCGATTCTCTCAGCCGATACAAGATTTTTCTGTATCTTCCTATCTAACCAGTAATTAGACTTCGCAGTTTTCATTTATACCTCCTATTCGGTATCTACTTTAGATTCTTCTTCTGTACCAAATTCTTTAGATTCCGCATTTGCTTGTTTTTCTATTTCACTGTCTACAGCTTCTATCACCTCGTCAACGTCTCTAATAAAAGATAATTGAGTTAGTAATGTCTTTCTGTCTACCATGTCTGTTAAATTCAACATCATTTGACTTGTTTCGAGGTCGTTCTTAGGGAGGTTTCTCTTGAATACAACATCTACCTTGTGAACCTCTATCTTTCTCATCTTGTTGAGTTTAGTTAGATATTCGTTGTACAACGATAATCTCTCTTTTAATCCTTTTTCAAAGCTTCTCTGTTTAGAAAGTATCTTCTGCTCAAATGGTAACAACTTGTATGCTATAGCAACTCCTGTACTATTTCCAACAAAATTCTCATCTGACATGTTGGGGGTCATAGAGATTTTGAATATATCCGTTTCTAAAGCTTTTCTTAAAACATCGGTATCCGCTTCGTTTAACTGTTTAGTGACGTATTTAACATCACCGCCAGGAGTAGTAACTGTAATAACCTTATCAACCTTAAGATTTTGTATCTGGTCTTCTGTGACATCCATTCCAATAAACGCAAGAATAGCGTCGACTAATTGCTCCTTGTCATTAACCCTATCAGAAGCAAGAGTATTGTAAGCGTCTATAAGTGATAAAACAACTTCGTAATCCCCTAACTCCTCAGAGTTGTTCTTGTATTCAATGATAGGAACTGAAGTCCAACCGTGTAATTTAAGAGTCTTCACTTCAGGAACCTCTTTAAGTAATTTCCCTTTTGCGTCGATAAAATCGAATACAAATCTGTCTGTAACAATCTTAACAGAAATATATCTGTCTTCTTTGTCTGGCTCTTTCTCGTAAATAACCGCAAACAGTTTTTTATGCTCAACAGAGTTGTCTCCTACTAAAATACAATTTCTATTGTCTATATCATAAGACCTAACCTCATTCTTTTCGTTGGCATATACCCATTCATATTGTTTTCCGAACTTAGAGATGTTTTTAGCTATTTCGTGGTCTAGGTCTGATATCGTTTGCTTGTCATATTCATCGAGTATTAAGTCTATATCTACACCCTTTTCAGCATTGTAAGAAACAGGGTTACCTAAAAGATAACCAACATTAATATCTGTAATGAATTTGGCATGATTTACTACTACCCTGTTATTAGCTGCCGTTGCCCTCTCGTCTCTATCGAGAATGACATGCTTCCCGACGTAATAGTTTTCTAGTTTATTATAATACGGCCTCAATTCTTCGTTATACTTGATTGCGGCCCCCACGGTTTTGTCAGTAATTAAACTTCCTTTTGGTAATATAAACATATTTAGTGCACTGATTATGTTATAAATAAATAGTACACTTATTTTGTTCAATTGTAAAACATTCAGATAGTTATAATCCTAAAGCTCTCTTACTGAGTATCTTTACACCGCCCCCTGCTTGTATATATTCTTGTAAGGCGTATCTGATTGCGTCTATCGTGTGGTTGTAAGTATCTACAGGCTCGTTATAATACTCTCCTGTCTTCTTGTCTCTTTTCCAGGTATAATTCTCAAACTCTGTCTTAGTTTCGAAACATCTCTCATCTACTATTGTCTGTTGTTGACTAAGCCATTGTATTCCGTGTTTAACAGAATCAGGTCCCTTTTGAACGGGGTATATATAACTAACTCCTAGGCGTCTTATCTCCTCGATAGACTTCTTTTCTGCAGAATCTGCCGATATTCTTTCCTTAGAAAGCCCCATGTTAATAATACTATTAGCTATTTGGTCGTTTAATAGACCTTTCTTCACAAATTCGCTCGTTATAAATACTCTCTTATTAAGAGAGTCGTACCTGACAGAGATTAAAGCAGAAGGGTCGTTAATATAACCAAAGTCAAGACCGAGTCTGAGAGGATACTTGCTAACGGTATCAGGGTTAATAAGCTCAAAGGAAACGTTAGGAAATACCAACTTATCTAACGTAGCAAACTCTCCTAAAGCATAGATACGATAATAAGCAGGGTTTCTGTCCTTAAGTCCTTCTATCTCTGACTTAGTAATATCATCTAAGAATCTATTGTTTTTATAAGTACTCCAAAACAATCTCACATTAGCAGGGTCTAATTCTCTAGTAAAGAAATACTTAAATACCCAGTTTCTTTTAGATACCGGATTAAACATTAAGAATATCTGCTTGTAATAATGCTCCTTATCTCTGAGACGTAGATTTAACTGCTCGAAGTCCTCTTCTGTGAACTCTGTAGCTTCTTCCATTACTATGTCTGAAATACCTTTAATAGACTTAATCTTTTCAGGGTCGTCTAATCCTCTAAAAAGAATCTCTGCCCCATTAGGAAGCAATATATCTCTATCTGATTCTCTTACTCTACAATACGACAACATTTCAAAATCACTCAAAACATCTTTTACGTGCCGCCAACAAGAATCTTTAACAGAGTTATTAACTTTTCTTAATACTAATATCCTTCTTGGTTTCCTCCATTGCTGGCATGCCTTAAACACTATCTTTTGATATACACCTTGAGACTTACCAGAAGAAGCTCCCCCGTAATATACCTCTATACGAGTATCATAATCACGAAGCATTCTCCATGCTTGTTCGTTGAATATTTCTTCCGGATTAGGAATTTGTATTGTTATCTGCTGACTCATCTGCTTCCTCCTCTGAATTATTATCACCAGGTGCAGAAGCTCCTAAGACTATTTTAATCTCACTTCCCTTTGAAGAAACATCTACATTTTGCTGAGGTCTTCCGTAAGTAAATTCCATAATGTCTCTAATAGCTCTAACATCTGGCTGCTTTGTAGTTATATAGTAATACTGGTCGCTATCTGTCTCCTCATTAAAGTATGCCAATATCTCCTCTGGGTCTGTAACTAGAACATGCTTCTCATATTCCTTCTTAGTTCCCTCGTACATCTTAATTGTTTTATACAGGTATGATACCCCAAGAGCCAAGTTCAACTGAGAATTAAGTAGCTTATCTGTAAGCTTGGTAACTCTAACACGATAATTCCTGAGAGCTCTGTTTCTCAGTTTAGTCTCATCACTAGCCTGTCCTTTCTTTCTTCCAGAACCTGGTTGAGCTCCTCCAAACTTCTTTTTAGGAACAGGAGTTACTCTCAAAGGTTCGTTTTCCTTGATTGTGTTTTCGTCTGACATTTCCTAAAATGCTTATCTTAAATACGTTTGTTAAACATTGTACAACATTACTGTACAGTTTCTATACTCTCTTCTTTCTTCTTAGCTTTTACTACCTTCTTCTTCTTACTTTTAGTTAGAGTTTTCTTTACTTCCGCTTTTGGTAGCTCTAGTTCAAAATCATTACCAAACACAGTTATTTTACCAACCTCTATATCACTATCTGAAAGAGGAAAGTCCTGATTAAAAACTCTTACGAATTTCAATCTATTTCTTTGTTGAACGTTTAGTTTTTTTAACTGTCTTCTTGACATCTTTCTTTGAACTTAATTTAACTTCTTCTTTAGGAATTTCTAGTATTTCCACAACACCTGCTTT